ATCGTATGCGGATTCTTCACGAACTCCAACTCACGGGTTTCGGTGTCAAGAATGTGAAATCCCTTCTTGTCACCGTAGTCGTTCATGGTGATTTGGTACGGGCATCCCAAGTAATGGATATTCTCGCGGGAGTGACGAGTATGAAAGTGTCCCGTGTATACAGCAGAGAAACGCTTGAACGGCTCGGGACTCATTCCACCATCAAATGGAGTGTTACGCAGAACCTGATATCCGTTCAATTCAAGGTGCCCACACAGGATATCGGCGCGTGTTTCGGCAATGAACTTCAAGGATTCGGCTTCGTTCTCCTTGTTGATCCACGGCAGCAGCGCAATAGGCAGCCCGTCAAAGTCAAGCGTCACGGGCTTTTCATGGACAATGAACTTGTCGGAGAACAGTTCCTGAAGCGAGTTCACCTCGCTCTTGTTCTTGAAAAAGATGTCGTGGTTGCCAAGAATGCAGTGCATGGTGGCACCGCTTTCCTCAAGTCTCCGAATGAAACCGTTGCGAACGGCGTTCAGGGTGAGGAAGTTCACGAACTTGCGGCGGTCAAGAAAATCGCCCATGTGAATGATTGTGGTGATGCCCTCCGCTTGGATGCGGGGGAAAAACACGCGGTCAAAGAACCGCATGAAGTGTTCCATGAACACAGGCGAATCATTACGCGCACCAAAGTGCGTATCAGTCACAATGGCAATCTTCACTTCTTCTTGCCTTTCTTCACGGGCTTGGCTGTCTTCTTGGGCTTTGGCTTGCTCGGTTTCTTGGGCTTCGCAGCCTTTTTCGGGGCAGGCTCTTGCTCCGCTACAGGTTCGCCCTTTTTCTCAAATGACTCAATATCATTCTCTGTGAGGAATGTGGGCAGTGTATCAAAGTTTTCGCCAACCTTCAAGAAGTTCTCGCGGAACCACTTCTTCATCTGCGAGTCCACATCGCTCATCTCAATCTTCTTGAGTTTGATGTACGCTTGCTTCTTCTCCTTCTGAATGCGGCGAAGAAAAGCGTAGTAGATGATCTGTGTGAAATATGAGAAAGGGTTTTTGGACTTTGATGGATCAAAGTTGTATGCGTACAGCAGGCAGTTTTCAATGCCGTCCGAGATCATCTCGTCCCTGTACGGATAGTTGATGAAGTTGGGCTTGCGGGACAGATGCTCCGCAATCTTCATAAAGCACTCACCAATGTAGTTCGTAACAGGAGGATGCTTCTCTCCCTTTGCATTCGCTGCATCAACCAACTCCTTCCACTCCTCCATAGCAGCGAAAAACTGTTGGTTGTCTATGTAATGTTCACTCTTCTTTTTTGCCATCACGGTCCTTTCATTACAAACATTATCACTCAATAACGGGGGTTTGTCAACCCTCTTCCTCATTTTTTGGAGGCTCGGGGACATCCAAATAGTCTTTCAAATACGGCGACCAGTCTTCGTGACTATTGCCGTAGTTGGGCTTCTTCTTCAGATCATCAGCGGGTTCATTCCATTCATCTTTTGAGATTTTCTCCCGCTTATTCTTCTTCTTGGCTTTCTTGGGCTTCTGCGGAACATCATCAGCATCATCGTTCATCATTTCTTCGATGAAACTAGTATCCGTGAAGTCTGCAATGCAGTCCTTCAAATAATCTACAAAGCCACTCTCAACCCAAGACGACAGAATATCATTTGGAATACTCACCGAAAATATGATGCCTTCGGGACGAGGTGGTACGCTAAACGGAAACGAAGATGGGGTCATTCCTTGTGCAGGAAAGTCGCCCGTTGCACCCTCTGCCGCCAACTGCTTGAGCATATCCTCAAGTTTCTTGTCTACTTCATTGGACAAGGCTTTCATTTCCTCTTCCGTGATTTCGGTGGGAGGCGCAAGTGGAGCAGGAGGACGATCCTGCACTTCAGTCTGACGGGCATAAAGACTGATCATATCGGGATCGGGTGAGAGGTCTACAACAATAAAATCTAATGGGATATCAGCGGTGATCTCTGATGTGGAGCCAAGCCAATCAGAGAAGAAGATGGTGTGTCGCTTCACGCCAGTATATGGGTCGGTTTGTATATTGTTCATTACGCGCATAGGGCGGGCAAGTTTAATCTTGTCCTTGGTCTTGCCTGCAACCTTGGCAATGATTTCCTCGCCGCTTCTCAACTTGAAGACTCGGAGTTCATCTTTCTTCCGTCTGCTCATAGGTCTTCTCCCAGTTGAATCTTGACGAGGCGGTATTCGAAGCCTTCGGCTTCATAAAGTTTCATGCGCTCATTCATGTGTCGCAGTGTGTGGTTCTTCCACGATTTAAACGAAAGATCGTCACCCAAATCATACAATTTTGCGGTTGTCTTGTCCTGTGATACACGCAACTGTCGTCCGATGCTCTGTAGAACGCGGATACGGGACTTGGATGGCGAAGCAAATATGATGTTGTGGAGGCGGCGAATTGAGATGCCTGTGCTGAATGTACCGTAAGAGGCAATGATAATAGCATCGGATTCACTCTCAACAATCTTGCGAATCTCCTCTCTGTCCGCAGCCTCAGTGCCACCATGCACAAAGAATACCTTGCGTTCGGGGGGAACGCAAGCCCTCACAAGACTATTTAGTACCTTTCCGTGGTCTTCTACGAATTGAAATAGTATGAGCGAGTTGCCCTTCAACCGCTTGCACATATTCGCAATGAACGCATTCCTGCGTGGAGATCCAATTATCCATCGTATCTCGTCCTGATACTTGGCGCGTTTCACGGCTTCGCGGTCAAGATCGGGATACGACAGCAGAAGACAGTCAATCTTCAGGTCGCTCAGAATCTTCTTCTCCATCAACTCCTTCGTCTTCGTGACTTCGTAGGCGCGTCCAAACAGCCCCTCAAGCACAAGACGGTGGGTCTGTGTGCCATCCAGTGTACCTGTGGTGCCCACGCGGAATGGGCAGGTCTTCAATTTGGACATGATGGAAGTAAGCGACTTGGACTTGAACAGGTGGGCTTCATCACCGATCACCGCGCTGAACTGCTGAAACCACTTCTCGTTCTGCTTATATACGCTCTGCCATGTAGAAACTATCACACGCTTGTCTGTGCCTTTGTCTGCACCTGCCATGATCTTATGGCAGTTTGTATCGGTATCCCATCCGTTTGCTGACGAGTAATCCGTGAAATCTGACACCATCTGCTCTACAAGCGAAACGGTTGGAACCACAATCAGCACCTTCTTGTCCTTGGGAATTTTATCCAAGTAGTAGCGAAGCAGCGTATAGATGATGAGGCTTTTGCCGCTACCCGTGGGTGACAGGAGCAGGCATCGTTCTTCGTGCATTGCGTGGTGAACCGCATTCACTTGGTGATCATGTGCGTCCACTCGCTTGCCACCCACATGAACCTGTAAGAAATCCTGCATAAACTTTCTTACAGCATCAGAGGTAATGGTGTTGCTATTTTTGGAAGGCAGCGTAAGCGTGTAGCCGCGCTCTTCCGCAAACTTCTTGATGTATTCCGTCAGACCAGCGTACACAAACCCTGTGTGGACATTGAACAATTTGATTTCACCGTTCCACAGCCGCGCGCGATAGGCGGGCATGAACTTGTAGCCAGGCACCTTGAAAGTGAAATAGTCAGACAGTTCGTGAGCAATGCCTCGATTGCACTCCACACGAACATTGACCGAATCTACTTCACTTACATCAAGGTCAAACATTTACTGCAAGTCCTCGTTTCCAACGGTCTGACCATTGAACCGTATACTGTATGTAGTCCCAAGGTCACCACTCCACCCAACCAGTTGGACACCAGCATCGCGCAGCATCTCGCTGCCTGCTGTAATGGAGTCGCGCCATCTATATGGTGTACGAAGAAGCAATCCGTTCAGAGTAACCACACGCTTGATGCCAAACTGTATCATGCAACGCGCACACTCCGCGCAAGAAGCCCATGTGCAGTACATCGTCAGACCATGCGTAGGCAACGCATTATGAATGGCTTTGTATATAATCGCGCGTTCCGCGTGTTCGGTACAGAATCCCTTGTCGCTTACCTTGCGTGGATATCCCGCAGACTCTAGCACGGAAGGAACATGGTTCCATGACTTCAGCACAACACCCATTCCGTTGGGAACAACCAAAACGGTTCCAACCTGTGTGTTTGGATCAGTGCTGTGTCTTGCAGCCGCAAATGCGTCCTGCAAGTACATACGATCAATCCACCAGTTGTCTGCATCGGGTGGATACTGAATGGGCGGATCATTGTCCATTAACAAACTTTCTCCAGTCAATGGCACACCGAATTTTCCAGTGGCGATTGTTTAGTTCTTTCACGATCTCTTCAAGGAGCGCGATCTTTTCCTTCTGATACACCACCTTCTGCTGTAGTTTGGCAAGGTCTGCATCAGCCTCCAAATACAGGTCAAGATCGTTCCGCAGAATCTTCAGGGAAAACTGCTCCCATCCGCGCACGGTCAACTCTTCCTGCGACATCTTGCCTGTGTAGTACTCCCACTTGGCGCGGAGCAGGGCTTTCAGATCAAACTCACACTTGGCAAGCGCAAGTTTCTCGTCCGTCAGGAAGTTTAGGTACTTGCTGTGTAGTTGTGGGATCTTCAGGGCTTCAAGATCCAAAGCCGCGTCATCCAAGCGCACATCGCGCTCAATCTCTTTACGAATGTCGTCTAGGGTCATAGGAGTTCTCCGTATGTGGAGATTCTACACTATGAGGTCATGCAGTCAAGCACGAATCACACGAAATATCAAAACAGTTTGATGCTATAACTGCGATATCCAAATATGCAAGTTGCGACAAATGGCTCAGGATCAAGCACAGTGGAAGAGAAGTCGATAGACGAGAGATTTTTTGGATACAGACCATCAAACTGAACACTCATCTTTGGGTGCTTTGTGCTGTTCAATATAAACAGGGTTGCATTCGAAAGATGGGTGGACGGATCTTTGATTTCGTTAAAGTCTTCTGTTGTGGATGCCGAGCGCATCCAGTTGAATATCTCAAGCCAGTTCTTCATCTCTTCATCAACCACAAAGCCAATAGTCAAGTCATCAAACTCAATCTTGGATGGATACTTTGCGTACACAAAAGGGGTAGGCATCTGTACTTCCGTAAGCGTAACAGTAGGCAAAGAAGCACTCTGGCAGAAATATGATACCGTTGGAAGACGAGAAATGGAGAACTGATAGTAGGTCGGTAAGAGCGGATTCATCCGCTCGGGATACCGATTTTTAAAATCTTGAGGAAATGGGCTGAAGTATTTGGTTGTATCCATATCAGTATGTAGAAACGAAAAGGGGGAGAGGTTTCCCTCTCCCCCGATCCGTAAGGTTAGTGCTGTCTATTACGAAGCCACGCCGTGGAGGTTGTCCACGCGGAAGATACGATAGTAGACATTGGTACGAGCGGTGAGGCGACCCAGACCCTGAGTTGTGCCTTCCGCGAAGGGGTTCGCAACCATGCCGTAGCGGGTCTTGAACGCCATCTTGGGCTGGAAGGTATCAGTGGTCACAGCGCGCATCATCTGTAGCGGGACATAGGGGCAGTAGAACAGACCCGCATCATACGGGCTGGTTCCCTTATATCCAACGCAGACG